GTACCTTTGCGTGATATGGTGGCCAATATAGTTACAACAACCAAGGTAAATGTACCAGATGACTTTAACATCGTTAACTCAATTGATTCTATTATAAGTGGTTTACCAACGCTTATAGTAGGCTATGATTACGTATCAAAACAATATCCAGATTTTGACATAACCGATGTTAAGCTTGATGATAATTTTTATTGGACATTTAAAAGAACCGAAAAAAGGGATAAACATGATGAAGATTTGGTTTGGTTTGTGAATAAAGTCTATAAAGAATTTACAGATAAGGTTGTTTATGTGTTTGTTGACCCTATTCAATATAGGGGCAAAACAATGGTTAAGATAATAAGAAAAATAAAGTCTTTACCAAACATAGTAACATACGAACATGGTGAGATGTTGTATCTTTATTCTGAAAATTTTATATTTGGTATTGATTTAAAGTTATTAAAATATATTGGCTTTGACTCAGGCAAAATAAAAGATAAGATAAAAGCCAGCAGTAATGTATTTTTGGGGGAAAACGAGATACTTATAGAATATAAAAAATGCATAAATTATCTAAACGGTAATATTAGATTTGCACCATACTTATATTCTATAAAAAATGGACAAAACGATTCTTCTAGCGTCATTCATATTCCCAGAGAGAATTGATTGGTTTATTAGTTATTTGGAAGCCAAATTTTCAATAACGAAGGATAAGGTTTTTTGTTACAAAAATTTAGATGATGAATCAAAGGTAATAATGACATTTAAATTTAAGGTAGATAAAGACAAAAAAATAAACTTAAAAGATTTATTTCCAAACGCAGTACCTATTCATAAGAAAGGTAACGCCCTATACACTATAAATGCGTTAAACAAATTGATTGATTTAAAAGTCGGTGTAGATAATGGAAATATTGATTATAAGTCCTATAAAATTGATTGGTCAGAATATCAAGATAAAATTATTTTATTAAATGGTCAAGAACTAGGGGTTTTCAATATTCAGAGGATTTTTTAATACATTTGAGATATTTATATTAAAGATAACAATGTTAAAAACGAAAGTTATGGAAAATTCAAATAAAAAACTTGACCAAACTAAAAAAAAATCTGAAGACCTTATAAATGCTCTAGATTCAATGTTGGAAAACAATCAAGACTCAAATCTAGATTGCAGTTCTGGTGTTTGCATTATAAAAGGTGATAAGAGTATTGTTGAAAGAATCAACAAGAAAATAATAACAGAAGATGGAAGACAATTATTATTCTAATGAAAAAAACTAAATTTGACGTTAATTTATTAAAAGAAGAACAAAATAGGTTTAAACTTTTGTTGGAATACGACTTTTATCAAGAGAAGAAAGAAATTCCAGAATTCAAAAACCTAATTCTAGGGGATACTATGGATGAAGCCGAAGAAGAACCAACTGATTTAGCTCCAGAAGACGAAATAGGTGCTGCTGCCGATAATGTTGCGTCTGACCTAGGTGTAGATGAACCATCTGGTGATGAAGAAATTACAGATTTGCCAGATGAGGAGGCTCCAGCTGAAGAACAACCATCTGATGAAGAAGCTCCAACTGAAGAACAACCATCTGATGAAGTAGAAGTTGATGTAACATCTATTGTTAAAGGTTCCGAAGAGGCTAAAAAATCGGCTGATGCTGCAACAAAAAATACCGAAATGTTGCTTCAAAAATTAGCTGACTTAGAATCACGTGTTGCTAATATGACTGACATTACCAATAAAATAGAAGGGTTAGAACAAGAAATAATAAAAAGAAACCCAACACCAGTTGAAAAATTGGAAATGAGGTCTCTTCATTCATACCCTTTTAATCAAAAATTAAGTGATTATTGGGCTGATAAAGAAGGTATGTATGATGTCATGGGTACGTCTAATAAACCAAAAGAATATGTTTTAACAAAGGGTGATGTAGACTCTACTTATAGTGATGCATCAGTAAAAAAATCGTTTTCAATTCCAGAAAATCCGTATACTGAGGATGACCTTCCAGATTATGAAGAAGAAGAAATTTAAATAAAAGCCCCTTTTTTTGGGGCTTTTTTTATTTTTGTGTGTGACTACTTGCATGATTTAAAAAAGTGTAGTATATTTGCATTTATAAGCTTAAAATACTATGAAAACGGATAAAATTCTGCTTGACTTTTTCAGTATTTTTAGTATATTTGTAGTATAAAAAAAGAGTAAAAAATAACATCTATATAAATTTAAAAACAAACAAAAATGAGTAATGAAAAAAACAGTTTGCTAGCTATTTTAGAACAATACGAAGCAAACAACAAACCTAAGTATGAGAAGAAAACAGAAAAGGTTTACGACTTAAAAAACTACTTTAACACTTACATTAAAGAAGGTGTGAAATCAGCAACAAAACAAATCAGAATTTTGCCTAGTGCAAATGGTGGTTCTCCATTTGTTGAAATGCACGGTCATAAGATTCAAGTTGATGGCGAATGGAAAACATTCCCTTGTTTAAAACATGAAAAAGGTGAAGCGTGTCCGTTTTGTGAGGCACGTGAAGCTTTATTGTCTACTGGTAGAGAGTCTGATAAAGAGTTAGCTAAGAAATACGGTGCTAAAATGATGTATGTGGTTAAAGTTATTGACAGAGACCATCCAGAAGAGGGTGTTAAATTTTGGAGATTTAACCATGACTATCGTAAAGAAGGTATTTACGATAAAATAATTGGTGTTCTTAACGCTCTTAAAAAAGATGTTACACATCCAGAAACTGGTCGTGACCTTGTGTTGACAATAAACAGAAACCAAAACAATGTACCAGTAGTTTCTGCTGTAGCTTCTCTTGACCCAACACCTCTTTCAGAAAACGCTGAAGAAGCAAACGCTTGGCTTTCAGACTCAAGAACTTGGGAAGATGTTTATTCAGTAAGAAGTTACGAATATTTGGAAATCATCGTAAAAGGCGGTATACCAGTGTGGAGTTCTGAAGAAAAGAAATTTGTTGACAAAGCCTCTTTGACCACCACAACTTCAGAAACAGAAGAATTGGAATCTGAATTGACTTTGGGAGTTGAAAATGTTAAAGCTGGTATTGTGTCAGCTCCGACAGCTTCAGAACCTATTGAGACTTCAAGTCAAGAAGAAGGCGATGACCTCCCATTTTAGAATGGAAGTAAATTTCTAAAATAATTCTACCTTTTTAAATTTTTGTTATATTTATTAGTATAACAAAAACTTATGAAAGAAGAAATTAAAGAAAAGAAGTGTTTTAAATGTGAGTTGGACTTACCAATATCTGAATTTTATTCACACCCAAAAACACATGATGGGTATTTGAATAAATGTAAAACTTGTACTAAAAATGATGTTAAAAATAACAAAGCCAAATTAAAAAAAGACCCAGAATGGGTTTTGAAAGAAAGAAAAAGAGGCCGAGACAAATATCATAGATTAGAATATAAGGGTTTATATAAACCAACGTCTGAAAGAAAAAAAGAGATAATGAAAAAATATCTTCAGAAATTTCCAGAAAAAGGGTTGGCACATAAATATGTTCAGATATTTTTAACTACAAACCCAGAACTTAATTTACATCATTGGTCATATAACCAAGAAGATTGGTTGGATGTTATTGAGTTGTCTATTAAAGACCATGGATTTTTACATAGATACATTGTGTATGACCAAGAAAGAATGATGTATAGAGGATTAGATGGGGTGCTATTAGATACTAAAGAAAAACATTTAGAATATTATGAAAATTGTAAAACTAAATACACCTTCTAATTAGTGTTTTATATAAAAAAAATTAGGTGAGAAATCACCTTTTTTTTTCTAGAATAACAAATATAAAAAAAAAATAAAATGGCTAAAAAACCTAGTAAAAAACCTATTGAAAAAAAAGAGTTTAATTTAGAAGATTTTAAAAAAACTGAAGGACTTAATTTTACGGTAAAAGAAAAAGAATTATCATGGATTCCCCTATCAGAAGCGTTTCACGATGCTGTTAAGGTTCCAGGTATTCCTGTCGGATATTTCACTAGCTTTAGAGGGTATTCAAATACAGGTAAATCTACTGCGATTTATGAAGGTGTTGCTGGATGTCAAAAATTGGGAACTCTACCAATTATTTATGAAACAGAAGGAAACTGGAACTGGACTCATGCAAGAAACATTGGTGTTCAATTTGAAGAATACGTTGATGAGGAAACTGGTGAAGTAAATTATCGTGGTGATTTTATCTTTTTACAAGGACCAGACCTTTTAAAAATGTATGCTTATTATGACCATCAGCATAGTAAAATGGGTACAAAACCATTAAGATATGAACCAGTAGTTGAAGATATATCACTACATATGCATACAATTTTGGATGCACAACAAGAAGAGAGATTACCTAGAGATGTTTGTTTCTTTTGGGATTCAGTTGGTTCTATAAACTGTTTCAAAGGAGCGACATCCAAAACAACCAACAACCAATGGACTGCTGGTGCTTTGGCAACATGCTTCAAATCTCTTATTAATTATAGAATTCCAGCTTCCAGAAGAGAAGACGCTCCATATTCAGCTACGTTTGCTGTTGTACAACAAATATGGTTGGATAACGAAAACAAAGTTATCAAACACAAAGGCGGTGAAGCATTCTTCTACTCTCCAAGACTTATCTTCCACTTTGGCGGTATTCTTACACATAGCACTGAGAAACTTAAAGCAACATTATCTGGTGAAGAGTTTCAATTTGGTGTTGAAACAAGGATTAGATGTGAAAAGAACCAAGTTAATGGTATCGAACAAAAAGGCAAAATTGCATCTACTCCACATGGATATTGGAACCCAGATAAAATCAATGACTACAAAGAAGAACACAAAGATTTTATCAAAGCACATTTAAACACTGAATACGACAACTTTATTATTGAAAAAGAAGAAGTTGGTTTGAGCAGAGAAGATATGATGGCTTAACCTATTGTTTAACCCTTTAAACGTGAATACGTGAATAAAAGACCACCTCGTAACGGTGAAAAAATAGCAAAACAACAAAACACACTTTTGGTTGATGGTAACTCTTTGTTCAAAGTTGGTTATTTCGGTGCCAAAAATGAATACAACAGTAATGGTGAACACATTGGTGGATTGTATTCTTTCTTGACAATATTTCGTAAAATTCTAATTGAAGATTTATATCATAGAGTTTATGTATTCTGGGATGGTAATTTTAGTGGAAAACTACGTTACGAAATATACGAACCATACAAAAGTGGTCGTGGTAAAAACTACGTTACAGGCACTCAACCAATCGACATTGATGAATTAAAGCAACGTAAGATGGTATGGGATTATCTAAGCGAAATGTATGTAAGACAACTTAAACATGAATTCATTGAAAGTGATGACTTTATAGCATACTATTGTCTAAACAAAAAACAAAACGAAAAGATAACCATCGTATCAACAGACCGTGACTTTTTACAATTGATATCTGATGATATTAGAATTTATTTCTTAGATTTGAAAGAATATGTTGACATGACTAATTATTCTTCGTACTTTTGCTTCCACCAAGATAATTCTGTTCTTATGAAAACCATGATTGGTGATAATTCAGATACTATAAAGGGTATCAAAGGTTTGGGTGAAGATACGTTGGTTAAACTATTCCCAGAATTGAAAGAAAGAAAAGTAACTTTAAACGAAATAATAGAAAATGCGGAGAAACAACAATTAGAACGAATCGAAAACAAAAAGAAACCTCTTAAGATATTGGATAATATCATCAATAAGATTACAGATGGTGTTCAAAAAGAAAAGATTTACGAAATAAATGAACGCCTTGTTAATCTAAGCAAACCAATGATGACTGAAGATGGAATAAGAGAATTAAAACATTTAATCGAAGGGACCCTTGACTCATCGGGTAGAGAACTTAAAAATGTTTTTAGTATGATGGAAAGAGATGGGTTAGATAAGGCACTAGGTGAATTTAGATATTCTACTTTTTTGGAACCTTATAAAAAACTAATAAACAGAGAAAATAATTTTTAAAACAATTTTATGACAACAAACACAACAGAACAAAGAAAAGCCGAAGACCAACGTTTTGAGTTTATCCTTTACATCAACAATCATATAATTTGTCAAAGATTTTTTAATATTCGTGATTTTAATGAAGATTCGTTGAATTCATTTGAATTAAAAGAAATGATAGATGAAATAGCTGGTGTTAATAACGGTGATTTTGGCTCTTTAGGGATTATTCCTAATTATTTAAAACAAAAATCAGTTAATTATTTGTGGGAAAATTACAACCCATATTTTGTGAGAACTGATGAGTCTTATAAAGCACCAACAAAAAAGGGTGATGTTTTTAAATTTGAAATAAAAGTAGATAAAAGACCTGTTATTTCTACTGAATTTATTAATGATTATTTTACGCTTAACCCAAAAGTTAGTGTAGATATTAGGGAAGTTATCCCATCTATTCTTTCTGAGATTCGTCAAAAAATGAGTCAAAAAAAATATAATAAAGTTGTTGCTTAAGTGACAACTTTAGTATATTTATACATAACATAGTTTTTAAATTTAAAAATGGCAAAAATAGATAAAGATAATTTAAGTTATTTAGGGATTGATTATGAGTTTAGACTCATGTCTCAACTACTAATAGATAATAAATTTGCCAAATCAATTATTGATATAGTAGATGCCAATTACTTTAGTGACCCTTATCTTAGAGTTATAGCAGCTGCTATAAAAGAAGCTAAGGAAAAAGATGATATTATACCTGATTTAAGTAGTCTTAAAATAAGATTATTATCTGATGTAACAGAAGATACACAAAGAAAGTATATTTTGACACAGCTTAGTAAGGTTCATGAAGCTAGTTCTTATGACGCTCTTAAAATACAAGACATCGCTATGAAGTTTTGTAAACAACAAGAGTTGAAGAAATCCATCAAACAGATTCAAAAAATAATTGATTTGGGTGATATTGAAAATTATGAACAATGCGAATCAATTTTAAGAAAAGCGTTGGAACATGGTGACAACAAGGATGATGGTATGGATGTCTTCGATAACATAAAAGAGGTGTTGGTTGATGACTTTAGAAAACCAATAAGAACTGGGGTAAAAGGTTTGGATGAAGTAATGGACGGTGGTTTATCTAAAGGTGAATTGGCTGTTATATTGGCTCCTTTTGGTGTCGGAAAAACGACCCTTATTACCAAAATCGCTAACACAGCTATGAATGATGGTTACAGGGTTTTACAAATCTTTTTCGAAGATAATCCAAAGGTCATTCAAAGAAAACACATTTCTTGTTGGACTGGTGTTGACTTGAATAGCTTATCATTACACAAAGATGAAATAATGTCATTGTGTGAACAAAAGCAAAAGGAGTCAAAAGGTGGAAAAGGTATTCTAAAACTTAAAAAGTTTTCTAGCGATGGAACAACAATTCCAATAATAAGGCAATATATCAGAAAAAAAATAGCAGAAGGTTTTAGACCAGATATCGTTTTATTGGACTATATTGACTGCGTTCAACCATCAAGAAAATACGATGATGCGAATGTTGGTGAAGGTAGTGTTATGAGACAATTTGAAGCTATGTTAGCAGAGTTAGATATTGCTGGTTGGACAGCGGTGCAAGGAAACAGGAGTTCAATTAAAGCAAACGTAGTAGAAGCAGACCAAATGGGTGGTTCAATTAAAAAAGGTCAAATAGGCCACTTTATCGTGTCTATTGCGAAAACACTTGACCAAAAAGAAAATGGAACCGCAACAATGGCGATACTTAAGTCACGTTTTGGTAAGGATGGAATTATCTTTGAAGACATAACATTTGACAATGCTAGAATTCAAATAGATATGGGTCAAAGCAAAGGAGGTAGAACCAAAACAGAATATAGAAAAGATGTTGAACTTAGCGAACAAGCTAGAGTTAACGAAGTTCTAGCTAGTACCAGAAGAAAAGATATTATAAGCGAAGAATAATAAAAAATGTATTTAAAAGATAAAACACTTAAAAAAAGATATTCCATTTTCCCAATCATACATAATGATTTGTGGCAAATGTATAAAAAAGCAGAATCCCAAACTTGGGTTGCTGAGGAAACAGACTTAAGCAAAGATAAGTTTGATGAATTAAAAGAAAATGAAAAAACCTACCTTAAAAACATATTAGCTTTTTTTGCAATATCTGATGGTTTGGTTATAGATAATTTAGCAACCAACTTTCTAAATGAGGTTGAGATATTGGAGGCTCAATATTTTTATGGTCACCAAACATTTATTGAACAAGTTCACGCTAATGGTTATTCGTTGTTGATTGAAACATTCATAAAAAATCTACATGAAAGGGAAGAGTTATTCAACTCAATGGAAAGCAATCCAGCTGTGGCTAAAAAAGCATCTTGGGCTGAAAATTGGATAAATCATCCATCTTTTGCACATAGGCTAGTTGCTTTTGCATGTGTAGAAGGAATCGCATTTTCTAGCGTTTTTTCTGGTGTTTTTTGGTTTAGAAGCAGAAACAAAATGCCAGGTTTAGCGGCAATGAATGAATTAATTTTGAGAGACGAAACATTTCATTATGAATTTGCTATAAATTTATATAATAATTATCTTAAAGAAGATTATAAATTGTCAACAGATGAATTGAAAAAAATTATTCTAGGTTGTTATGAAATAGAAAAAGCTTTTGTTGAACAAAGCATGCCAGACGGTCTTCAAGGAATCACAAAACAAGATATGGTCAAATACGTTCAATACGTTACTGATATAGTGTTAAATGATTTTGGTTGTCAGAGAGAATTTATGGTTAGTAATCCACTAGAATACATGTCTAGAATAGGCTTGTCGTCTAAAAATAACTTCTTTGAAAAACGAGAAGGTGAATATACAAGAGTAGATATACCAACAACTATTGAAGGTATGTTTGATGAAGAATTTTAATTAAAATGGGGATGAGAATACTTAAACGTGATAAAACATCACAGGCTTTTATGCCAAATAAAATCCTAAATAGGATTAAAACTCAATCAACTGGTTTAAAAGTTGATGCTGACTCTTTATTTCTGGAAGTGATTCCACTTATAAGTGATAATATAACAACAACAGAAATTGATGAAATAATTGCATTTAAAGCGGCTGATAAAATAATTCAACACCCTGATTATTCTTTATTAGGTGGTAGAATACTTTTAAGTAGACAGTCAAAATTAATAGGTAAAGAATTACAACCAGTTGATTTAACCTATGATTTTTTTGCAGCAACTACATTCTTATCAAAATACTCAATGAGAGATGACAACAAAGCACCTATTGAATTACCATCATGTATGTATGAGCGTGTTGCTAATCATTTACATGACGATGATGACAATGCTAATAAAGAGCTATTAAAAGAGTTAACAACAAAAAGAGCCAATTTTGCAACCCCAACTTATACAAATGCTGGGGTTGACAAAAGAAATGGTATGATTAGTTGTTTTACTAAAGATACATTAATTAATACTAGTAATGGTTGTAAAGAAATATCTAATATTGTTGTTGGTGATGAGGTAATAACACATAAAAATAGATATAGAAAAGTACTTAATGTTTTTAAAAATGAATTACAAGGTAGGACAGTAAAATCTTTAAAAATATATCGAACTAAAGAAATAAAAGTTACTGATAATCATGAATTTTTAACTTTTAACACAGAAGATGCTAGGTTGTTATTACCACCATCTTTTAAACCGTTAAAACATATTAGAGTTGGTGATTTTATAAAGGGTGTGAAAAACGATAGTGAAAAAATAGATAAATTATTAATAGATTTAGTTGATTATAAGGATATGTTTTTAAGTGATTATTCATTATATAAAGCAACAAAAAATACTAAAATATCAGATATTACATTTGATTATGATGAAGAATATATATATGTCACACCATATTTTACCAAAAGTAATAATTCCATTCAAAAAATGCGATATGAAACTAAATTAAAAAGATTTATTTTAATCGATGAACATTTATGTAAATTTATTGGTTTATATTATGGTGACGGTCACTTACAGGTCTCAAAGGGTGGTATTCAAGGAATAGGAATTACATCAAAACAAAACAATAATGAATTAGAAGATTTTATTAAATTAATTTCTTTAGAATATTTTGGTATCGAATCTAAAATTTACAATCAAACACACAGAGATAAAAAATGGACTAAAATAATGTTACACTCTAAAGTATTAGGTGTTTTTTTTAATAAATTTTTTGGGAGACATTTTGATGGTAAATTTTTAAACCCTATTTTTTTTAAATTATCTAAAAAATGTATTGATGGATTATTGTCTGGTTTAATATCCAGTGATGGAGTTGTGACTAAAAAGGGTGAGCTTAGAATACAAATAGCTAATAAAGAATTATTAGAGTCTATACAACAACTATCCCGTGAATTTGGTTATACTGTTGGTATAAGTAAATCATTTTCTAGAAATAAACAACAATATAGATTAGATTTTGGTACATCATATGTTTTATTAAATAATATCATAAAAAAATACGATGATGATAGAATAATTAAAAATAAAAATAGAGAACAAAGTAGTAGGGTCGGTGTTAAACTTATTTCTGGTGAATATTTTTATAGGGTAGAAGATATTAAAACTATATCAATAACTGATGAATATGTTTATGATTTAAACGTTGAAGAAGATAATTCATATTCTGTTGAATGCGTTGTAGCACATAATTGTAATTTAACACATTTGGAAGAAGATTCTTTTGAAGGTATTGAAGCCACCTTAACAAAAATAGCATCCGCATCAAAAGAAGGTTCTGGTATTGGGTTACTTATAGACCCACTTAGAAGCAAAGAAAGTTTGGTCCACTCATTCCAAGGTAATGCTGGTGGTGTTGTTAGACTTGCTGATATGGTTCAATCAAAAATGAGGTTTTATAAACAAGGTAGTCGTTCTGGAAGCTGTGCTCTTTACCTATCAGTTTGGCATAAAGACATATTTGATTTTTTAGACCTGACTCTACCAATTGGTGACGAACAATTAAGAACTCGTGATTTATTTACAGCTGTTGTTATAAACGATTTGTTTATGAAAAAGCTTGAGAATAATGAAGATTGGTTTTTATTTTGTCCGAATGATATAAAAAAACATGGTTTAAGGCCGTTATACACTCTTTGGGGTGAAGAATTTGAATCAGAATATCAAAAAGCTGTTGAATTAGGAATTGGAAAGAAAGTAAACCCAAAAGAAATATTTGATGCAATTATCAAAGCTCAAGTTGAAAGTGGAAGACCATATGTTATGTTTAAAGATAATGCAAATAAAAGAAATATGCAATCTAATATTGGTCCTATTTGCCAATCAAATTTGTGCATTGAAGTATTTCAAGCTTCAAAACCAAGATATACCCCACAATGCACATTGGCTTCTATTAATTTAGCCGAACACAATGGATTAAAATCAATTGACAAGACTACTAGAGTTTTAGTTAGAGGTTTAAATAAAGTTATTGATAAAAATAAATGGAGTGATGATTGGAGCCAATCAGCTGGTTTAGACCAAAGAGCTTTAGCAATCGGTGTTGCTGGTTTAGCAGATTTTTTTGCAAAAAAGAAAATATCTTTTGAGAGCGAAGAAGCTAAAAAATGGAACAACGATATTTTTGAAACAATGTACAAAGCAGCTGTTGAAGAATCAATGAATATTGCCGAAGAAAAAGGACAAAATTATCCTTCATGGGAAGGAAGTTTATACTCTGTTGGTGAGACATATATTGAAGGTTGGTCACCAAAACCAGACGGAGAACCAATTCCTATGTATAATAGCCTTCTTTTAGGTCTTATGCCAACAGCTTCTTCAGCAATTTTACTAGGGTCTTTTGAATCATTCGAACCAGTTACTGCTAATTTATTTACTAGACGTGTAGGTCAAGGAGAATTTTTAATTGTGAACAAATACTTGGTAAATGAATTGATTGAAAATGAATTATGGGATTCAGAAATGATTGATAAAGTTATTAAAAACAAAGGTAGCATCCAAAATATTGTTGAAATACCAGAAGATATAAGATTTAGATATAAAGATGTTTGGGAGATACCACAAAGAGTTTTATTAGATTTAGCAATAATTAGAAACAAATATGTTGACCAATCACAATCTTTGAATGTGTATCACGTTGATGCCAAATATGGTAAAATAGCTAGTGCGCTTATGTATGCTTGGAAAGGTGGTTTAAAAACAGGTGTTTACTATACAAGAACAAAATCTAAACTAGAGGCCAATTCTAAATTAGCAACCCAACAAATAAACGTTATAAAAAAACCAAAAGATAGTCAGTTTGAATGTTTTGGCTGTTCAGCTTAAAGAAAAAAAACGCTAAAAATTAAAAAGGGCCCCAAAAAGGCCCTTTTTTTATTTATATATTTACTTACAAAATTTTTTAATTACCATATTTATGTAAAAATATAAGTATGGCTGAAATAAAATATATCAATATAAATTATCCCTTTAAAAATAGTCCAAAAGGTTTTTTCTTGGATTTAACTAGTGACGAGAATACGGCAATAAAAGCTGATTTGATGCATTTAATATTAACTAGGAAAGGTCAAAGACTTTATAATCCAGATTTTGGTACTGATTTACTTAGATATATTTTTGAACCTGAAGATGGTTTAACTTTATCAAAAATAAAAGAAGAAATTGATGCAGCTGTAAATAAATATTTACCAAAACTAAAGGTAAATGAAATAACGGTTGAACCATCAGAATTAAATGACCATGCAGCTGTGGTTAGGTTTGACTATACAATAACAGATGATGTTTTCACAACTACTGACTTCGTAATAATAAATATTTAATATGGCACAAGGAATCAATTACACTTCACGTAACTTTGCGGATATAAGAACTGACCTAGTAAATATGGTTAGGCAATATTACCCAGATATTTTTAATGATTTTAACGATGCATCTGTTGGTATGATGTTATTGGAGCTAAACGCAGCCGTTGGGGATATGTTATCCTATAATACAGATAGGATGTTTCAAGAAACTCAAATTGATTATGCACAACAAAGACAATCAATACTATCTTTGGCTAGGACATTTGGTTTAAAAATTCCAGGAAAACGTCCAAGTGTAACAATAGTTGATTTTTCAGTTACCGTTCCACCATTTGGTGATACGTTCGATGTATCATATGCACCAGTTATAAGAGCTGGTGCTCAAGTTAGTGGTGCTGGTAAAGTATTTGAAACACAATATGATATAGATTTCTCAAACCCATTTACGATAGGTGGTATACCAAATAGGTTAATCATTCCAAATTTCAATTCAAATGGTGTTTTAACAACATACACAATTACAAAGAGGGAAATGGTTATAAATGGTTTTACAAAAATATTTACTAGAACAATATCAGCCAATGACGTAAGACCTTTTTTCCAAATAATATTACCAGAAAATAATGTTTTATCAATCGATTCAATAATAGCTTTGCAAGGTACAAACTATACTCAAGACCCTTCTTTAGACCAATTTTTGGATATTGAAAAAAGATGGTTTGAAATGGATGCATTGGCTGAAAGTGAAATTTTCCTAGAAGATAACTTAGTAGCTAGTGATAATGCTGGTATTAGACCTGGAAAATGGATAACTGTAACCAAAAAATTTATTCGTGAATATACCGACTTAGGATTCACCAAAATAACGTTTGGTGGTGGTAGCCAAGATGTTAGTAGTTTATGTGATTTTGATGTAAATCCAGCTTTGGTTAACCAGATTGGAGACTTTATAAATAATACAGCTTTGGGAGAAACCCCAACCGCAAACACAACAATGTTTGTAAAGTATAGAGTGGGTGGCGGAGGAGATACAAATTTAGGTCCAAATGTATTAACTAGTATTGGTTTGGTAAATATGACGGTAAATGGTTCAAATCAAACAATAAATAATTCTGTCAGAGCTTCACTTAGAGTAAATAATCCTTTGCCAGCATTGGGCGGAAAAGACGCTCCTAGTGTTGAAGAAATTAGAAATTTTGTTAAATATAATTTTTCAGCACAAAATAGAGCCGTAACTATCAAGGATTATCAAAGTAGAATTTCTTTAATGCCTGGTCAATTTGGGGTTCCATTTAGATGTGGTGTATTTGAAGAACAGAATAAAATTAAAGTTTATATATTAGGATTAGATTCAAATAGTAAACTTACAAATTCATCAACTTCAACACTTAGGAACAACATTGCAACTTATTTGGCTGATTATAGAATGTTAAATGATTATGTTCAAATTTCTAATGGTAAAATTATAAATTTAGCTTTAGAAATTGATTTATTTGTTGACAAAAAAGCACCACAATCACAAATAATTTCTCAAGTAATATCGAGCGTTCAAAGTTTTATGGATATAAATAAATTTCAAATGGGTGACAACATATATTTGTCACCTTTGATTGAAAATATAAATAACGTTGGTGGTGTGTTAAATGTAATCGATTTAAGAATCTTCAATAAAGTTGGTAATGGATATAGTGTTAATGAAATATCACAACCATACATCGACCCAGCTACAAGACAAATAGATATAGCAACTGACTATACTTTATTTGGAGACCCAATTACAATGTTTGAGATAAAATTTCCAGCGCAAGATATTAAAGTTAGAGTTAAATCATAAGGTTTCCTTACTTAAACTTTTTTGTATATTTAAATAAAAAAAATTAATATGAGTGGATGTAATTGTAAAAGCAAAGTACCTATGGAAGGATTGACAAATAATCAAAGTCAACCAACATCATTTTTTAAAAATTTTATAAAATATAGTTTAAAAACACTCATGTTTTTAATTTTTTTAATGATGATGCCATTGATGGTATTGTATATTATTTATTTGTCATTTAATATGATTGTATTAAATGGTAACATAGATATTAAACCTTTATTATTGGCTATTGGTGATAAATTCAGACCAAAAGATGATGAAGACTATTCAATTGACGATTTTGAAAATCTAACAGAAGATGATGTTATTTTGTTAAATGTTGAGGATATAACAGAAAAAACAAATTAAAAATTAATGTCTGAATCAATAAGAATAAGAACATCACCAAATGGTGGGGATAAATACGTAAAAGTCAAAATAGACAATGATATTGATTTTGTTGAAATACTTTCATTGAGCATAAGTCAAGATGAATTATATCAGAACTTTTGCTCTGATTATGGTGTTGTTGCTGGTAGAGTTATAATAAACAGTGGTTTTGGAGTTCCAAATGCAAAGGTAAGCATATTCATACCGATTGATGAAGTTGATAAAGGAGATGTTGAAATATCTGGTCTTTATCCATATGATACAGTTACAGATAAAAATAGTGATGGTGTTAGGTATAATTTACTAGCTAGACAATCAGGCTCAGATAATGATTGTTTTACTCCAGTTGGTTCTTTCCCAAGCAAAAGAGAAGTTTTAGATAATTCAGATGTTTTAGAGGTTTATTGTAAATACTATCGATTTACAACAACAACAAACTATGCTGGCGATTTTATGATTTTCGGTGTACCACTAGGTACATACACCTTGCATGTTGATGCTGATATATCCGACATAGGTATAGCATCACAAAGACCATATGATTTTATTAGACAAGGCAGCTCACCAAAATTTTTTGATAGCCCAACAAAATTTAAAGGCGGTAAAGATTTAAATAAATTAATTCAAATTAAATCAGCCGATGTTGGTGTAAATGTACAACCTTTTTGGGGTGATACAGATAATTGTGAAATTGGTATAACAAGAGTTGATATTGATTTAAATT